GCAGGAGGTACAGTAGTAACGTTAACTACTACTGCAAGTGCAGATGATATTCTGTACTATGACGTTATTTCTTCGACCCGCATCATCATCACTAGTGTATTGGATATTTCATAATGTTACCAGGAATTGTGATTGGGCCTGGAATGGCTGCCGCTGCCGCAGGTGGTACTATTACATTTAGTTTTGAGGATGAGTACAAAAGGGTGGACACGTCTGGCGATGTAACAGCATCAAGTATGAGCCTCGGAACTGCAGCAGCAGATCGAATTATAGTTGTTGCATATCAACACAATGATGTTGGACCTATGACATCTTGTACCATTGCCGGATTTGCTGCAACTAATATAGTTGAAAATATACAAGACTCGGACAAAGCATATGCTTCTATTTGGGCTGCCTCGGTTACTTCGGGTACAACTGGTGATGTTGTGCTATCTGGTGTCTCACCAGTAAAGTGTGCAAGTTTAGCTGTTTATGCTATGTATGGTGCTTCTATAACACCAGAAACCACAACTACAGATGGAAGTGTTTCTGGTACTTCAGTATCTTTGAATACAAATATATCAACAGGAGAACTTGCAATCGTGTCGGTTTCACACCAAGGTTCTGAAAAGCCAACGTCGGCTGCGTCTGTTGCTGGTATTACCAAAGACCACGAACTTCTAGGAGGTAACGACTTTCTTCCTGGTGCAGAGCAAGAGGGACACTTTGTGGCCGGAAGTCATCTAGCTACATCTACCGAAACGCCTAGAACCTTCAGTGTTACTGGATTGAATGAATCAGCAAGTAGTCCCGTGGCTGGATGTTTAGCTGTTTTTAGCCCAGCGTAAAGAATAAACATGATTAGGAGAAAATAAATGCCATACGTCTTAAATGGAATTACATTAAAACAAGGAAAGGGATTTACCATTGCAGATGGAACGCAGTTTCCTCCTAATTGGTTAAGACTTTCCACTGACCAAGAAAAACAAAATCTTGGTATTGTTTGGATAGATCCACCACCAAAACCAACACCACCACCACCAACAAAAGACCAATTATATCAACAATCTGCAAATGTTCGTTGGGAAATTCAAGATGGTGGTATTACAGTAACTTTTGATGTAGATCCACTCTTAGTTGTTCCAATTCCAACAGATGACCAGACACAAAGATTTCTTACTGCAGCAAGAGTCAAAATTACAGAAAATCCAAACTATGTTATTGAATCATATAAAATTGGTCCAAATCAATATGTATCACTAACTGCTGATATGATAACTTTGATATCAGAAAGAGTTGAAAAACATATTCAAGATTGTTTCTCTGCAAATAAACTTGTAGATGCTAAGATTGAAGATGGTACATATACTACAAATGAAGATTTGCGTGATGCAATAGAATGGAATGATGTAAAAGCAGCTTCAGGAAATATTGAAACAGCAAAGACCAATAAATACAACGAATCAATAACAATCAAAGATTCATCAGTCGCAAATCTATCTGACCCAACAACAGAGTCTGCTGTTGTGTATATTTCAATGTTAGATGATAGATTACTTGAATTGGAACAAGAAATTAATTCTTCATCAACACAACAACAATTAGATGAAATTGATTTTAACTTTCCTGTATTTGGTGGATAATTAAAAGGAATAAATAATGGGAACGCTCCAAGTATCAAATGTGCACCTAGAAAGTACTGCTAATAATCGTATCGAGTATGCTGGTTCTAATACTGTAAATATATATGCAGGTGGTACTGTAATGATTAGTTCATCTGCAACCACAGTATCTTTGGCAAATCTGCCTACATATGCAGATAATAGTTCAGCTGTTACTGGTGGTTTATCAGTTGGAGATTTATATAAAACTTCAGGTGGTGATATTAAAATTGTTGTATAAGGAAAATATAAAATGACAGAAAACTATGACAATTTTTTAAGTGAACTTGGTTATAAACGCAAACCAAAATCATTTCAAGTAAAGAAAACCAAAAAGAAAATTGATGTAAAAACTCCTGATGAATCAATTACATTTTTTGAAAATGGTGAATGGGAATTCACAATTAAAGGTACATCAATTAAATCAAAATATCCACTAGGTATGCGTCAATTGAAAGAACATTTGATGAAATAATATGAAATGGATAGTCTTCTTTTTTAAAGCATTTCTTTATTGGTTATGGAATATATTTATAGCAGTAGATCAATTATTTGCTGCTATTATTGGTATAGATCCTGATGAAACTTTATCATCATTTTTTGCGAAAAGAGCAAAAAAAGGATATTATATATCTATTCTCATAACAAATTTTCTCAATTTTGTAGACCCAGGACATTCAGAAAAATATACAGAACACGATGAAGGTTCTAAATCTCTTTGGGTCTGGATAAAAAATAACAAACCAAAATAACATTTTTCATAAATACTTCTATATAGGAGTATTTTCTATGCAAGAACAAATTCTAGATCCAAAACTTTCAGATTACGAGAAAACATTTTTTCATTCTAAATGGAGACCAGCACTTGCTTGGTCTTATCTTTTTGTAATACTTATGGATTTTGTTTTTCTCCCCATCATATTTATTTCTTTAGGTGCAGATGCAAATACTTTTAATTGGGAACCACTAACATTAAAAGGTTCAGGTATTTACCATGTTTCTATGTTAACCATTGTTGGTGTGACTGCATATGGAAGAACAAAAGAAAAACTGGAAAGAAATTTATAAATAGGAGTGTTGTATGATTGGCATTGTTTCTGCTGTTGTTGGTCTTCTTACATCAGCAATACCTAGTTTAGTAAAAATATTAGAGAAAAGACAAGAGAGTGGTCATGAAATAAAATTGATGGAGATGAAAATTGAGGCAGCGTCTAAAGGAGTGGATATTCAACGCTATATTGAAGACACTAAAGCTGATATCGAAGAAGGAAAATCTGTTCGACAGCATGATGCTCTTGTTACTGGTGATGGCTGGATATTCACATTACGAACTGCTGTTAGACCTGTTTTAACTTTTCTATTCTTTTTTCTATTTCTTATTATTAAATTAGTTGCAGTTTTTGCTATGTTACAACAAGGTGCACCTGTTGTTGAGATATTAGATGCAGTTTGGGATGAATATACAGTTGCTATTTTTGGTTCTATCATTGGATTCTGGTTTGGTCATAGAGCATTTCTACATATACTTGGAAAAGAGAACAATAAAATTTTGTAAATAGGAGATAAAAATGACTTCTTTTGTTTTAGGTTTAGTCGTAGGTCTTATTGTAGGTTGGAATTTTCTACCACAACCACAATGGGTAAAAAATTTGGTAGATAAAGTTGTTGCTAAAGTGAAAGAAAAAATGAATAGAACATAGAGGTATTATTATGAATTATTTTAGTTTGTTTTTCCATATGTTTGTTACATTTTTCTCTAAAAAGAAAGATATAAATAAACAAGTAGAGATGGATTTTGAAAAAGAAGAAGAAGTAAAAGAAGAAGAACCAGAAAAAGAAATTATTAATGTGAAAAGAGTTACAGGTCATAATGTAACTTATATCATACCAGATGATATGAAAAGAATGAAAGTAAGACTTCTTGAAAGAAATGGTAAGTATAAAACAGAATATACTTTAACAGATTATTTGGATATTAAATCAGGCGAAAGATTTCAAATAATCATAGAAAGGTAAGAAATGGCTCTACCAACAACAAGAGCAGAATTCAAAGAGTTTTGTTTAAGAAAACTCGGCAAACCTGTTATTGAAATCAATGTTGATGATGACCAGGTGGAAGACCGTATAGACGAGGCACTAAAATATTATTATGATTATCACTTTGATGGTTCCTCAAAGATATTTTACAAGCATCAAATAACACAAACAGATAAAGATAACAAGTATATCACAGTTCCAGAAAATATTATTGGTGTTATTAACATCTTTGACTTAGGTTCTGCTCTTGGAACAAACAATCTATTTAACATTCGTTATCAGATTGCTTTGAATGACCTTTATACTCTTACCTCTGTTTCTATGGTTCCATATTTTATGGCAATTCAACATATACAATTTCTAGAATATCTTTTGGTTGGTAAACAACCTATTCGTTACAATCGCCATGTAAATAAACTCCATGTTGATATGGATTGGGATAGATTTAATGTTGGGGATTATCTTTTAGCAGAAGCATATCAAGTTGTAGATCCAGATACTTATACAGATGCTTGGGCGGATAGATGGTTGGGTAGATATACACAATGTCTTATTAAACAACAATGGGGTGAAAATCTTAAAAAGTTTGAGGGTATGCAAATGCCTGGAGGTTTGAAGTTTAATGGACAACAGATTTACAATGAAGCAATTGCCGAAAGAGAAAATTTAGAAAGAGAAATGATATCTACATATTCACTTCCTGTGACAGATATGATCGGAATTTTTGTAGGATTAGGTATAAGTTTACCAACATTATATAATATATTACAAAATTTACAGTCTTTCCAGTCCTTGACTTTATAAACATACATAATGTATAAATACTCCTATTAATAAACAACAGGAGTAAAATATGGAAAAGTATGGTTTTGTCTATATCTGGTATGATAAAAAAAGAAAGATGTATTATATTGGGTGTCATTGGGGAACAGAAGATGATGGTTATGTTTGCTCGTCAAATAGAATGAGAAATGCATATAAACGAAGACCTGGAGATTTTAGAAGACGAATAATAGGAAAGTTTGACAATAAAATTGAAATGTTAATTAATGAAAATGAATGGTTAACACTTATAGGTAAAGAAAATTTAGGAAAAAAATATTATAATTTAAAAGATTGTCAATTCAATCACTGGTCTGTTGAAGAACAAAATTCAGTAAAAATTAAAAAAACAATCTCTGAACGAACAAAAGAGGCAATGAATAAACCTGAAATTCGTGAAAAATATGAAAAAGGTCTATCTAAAAGAAACACTCGTTCTTCTGACCCAGAAGTAAGAGAAAAAAGAAGAAAATCTATGCTGGGTAAAAATAAAGTTAAGACTGATAAACAACTTGAAGCAGCAAGAAATGCTGCTAAAAAAAGAATAGGTGTTCCTTTATCGAAAGAACATAAAGAAAAAATAAAAAATACAACACATTTTAAAACTCTAAATACTCTAAAACTAAAATGCAAATATTGTGATTTTGTTGGGAATAAAGGAAATTTAGCAAGATATCACAATGAAAAATGTAAGCACAATAAAGAGAAATTAAATGTTATCATTTAAGCAATTCATAAGTGAAGAAATTGATCTGGAAAGACGTAAAGAATCAAAAAATAGGGCCAGATCTGCATACATGAATAGGCAAGCAAAACCTCATCCTGATATTTTAGATCATTATAATAATTGGAGAGCAAGCACTCCATCCGAAAAAGAAAAATCAGGCATAAGAACATTAAATGATTATCATACATCTATTCAAAATGTCCCTGAAGGTCATCCTTTGCATGTCCATAGAATACCAATAAAAGATTCTTATAAAAGAATGGACGGGGTTGTTCCTTTTGGTAGAGCACCTAAAAAAGAAGTCACACCAAGACCCCCACCGTTTCCTCATAAAGAAGATTGGGTAAAAAATGCATTACAAAGACATGATACTACTTCTAGGCCAACACTAGAGGGTTATAGAGTGGCTATGAATTCCCATGAAGGAAATACTAATGAACTAGAAGCTAATAAAAGAGATGTTTTAAGAGCAATTAAACATCATGGTATAGAATGGCCAAAACAAGATGCTACAGCAAAAGCATTTCAAAGTGATACTGGTGGTCAAGGAGAAACAGGTGTAGATGATAAAACAGCAAAAACACCAAAACCAAAAACACCAAAACCACAAAAAGAACCTAGAGAACTATTAGATCGTGATTCTTTAGCACAGGAAATATCTAAAAAGAAATTACAAGGATATTCTCATAGGGATATTGCTAAAGAACTAAAAATATCTGCCGGTACAGTTTCAAAAATACATAACAGTAAGAGTTCTAATGTATGACAACTAATTTTTTCTTCAACAATTTTAACTCTTCACAGGAACAATTGTTACTAGAAAATTTAGTAATTGAGTCCATAAAGATTTATGGACACGATGTATATTATATTCCTCTTACCAGAACATCTTATGATGACATCTACGGTGAAGACGATCAAGCAGCATATAATTCAGCACATTTTATGGAAATGTATATTAAATCCATAGATGGATTTTCTGGTGATGGTGAATTTATGTCAAGGTTTGGTATAGAAATACGAAACCAAGTTGTTTTTTCTATGGCACAAAGAATATTTTCACAAGAAGTTGGAACATTTACAGATCAGGTAAGACCTAATGAAGGAGACCTGATTTATTTTCCTTTGAATGATAGATGTTTTGAGATTAAATTTGTAAACAAATATGAAATGTTTTATCAGTTAGGAGCATTACAAACTTGGGAAGTTACTTGTGAATTATTTGAATATTCAAATGAAACATTCAATACAGGTATTCCTGAAATTGATATTATTCAATCTAAGTTCTCTATGAATGCTCTCGATTTCTCCATAAAAGATGAAGTAGATGATTATCTTGTTACAGAAGATTCGGAATATATTATTCTTGAAGGAAAAGCAGTTGATGATTTGATTCCAGCAGATGATAGTGATGAAATACAACAAGAATCAGATAACATAGTTCTTTTCTCATCAGAAGATCCTTTCAGTGAAGGAAATATTTAATGTTCGGTCAAACATTTTATCACAGTCTAATAAGAAAATATGTTGCACTTGTAGGAACGCTTTTCAATGACATTTACATTGAGAGAACTGATAGCACTAACACTGTAACAAAGTTTATAAAAGTTCCTATAACATATGCACCAAAAGATAAAATGTTTGCTAGAGTAATACAAGACTCTGGTCTTGATAGAGAAACTGCAGTAATGCCTCTACCTATGATCTCATTTGAAATAGGTCAAATGGCATATGATGGTTCAAGAAAATTAAATACTGTTACTAGAACAGTTGTTGAAGATCCAACAACACCAGATAAAAGAAAATACCAATATAATCCAGTCCCATATAACATAGAATTTAAAGTATATGTTTATGCTAATCATTCAGAAGATGCTTCTAAAATAGTAGAACAAATTCTTCCATACTTTACACCTGACTGGACAACAACAGTTCAACTTGTTCCAGAAGTTGAGATGATTATGGATATTCCTGTCATACTTGATAGTATAAACTATTCTGATAATTATGATGAAGCATATACAAAAAGAAGAGCAATTATTTGGTCTCTAGATTTAACATTAAAGGGTTATCTATATGGTCCTGTGAAATCTTCTGCTATTATCAAATTTGCAAATACAAACTTCTATATCCCTAAAAGAATTGGTGATTATGATTTACAAGAAGAAGTACTTACAGTTATTTCGGGTAAGAATGTAAATAGCACAACAGATTTTATCACAATAAAAAATCAACCATTTGTCAATGGCGATTATCTTGTTTATGCAAATGCAGATGGTAATTCTCAAATTACTGGTCTAACCAGTGGTTCAAAATATTATGTTGTTCAAGCAAATTCTACTGGTATTAAACTATCCACTGAAAGATATGGTGGAACAGTTGATATAACATATGCATCCTCTAATACAACAAGCACATTAAGAAGAAATAGTGCAAGTAATACTGCAGTTGCTGAAAGAGTTACCGTTCAACCTGGACTGACTTCTAATAATAAACCAACTGTTTTTGGTAATAATCAGTTATTTGTTACAGCAACAGCAAATGCATCAATTGAAAATGGTGTTGTTTCATATGTTACGATAGATGAAGATGGATATGGATACATTGATAATCCAACTGTTACTTTTTCCGCATCACCATCTGGTAATACTGCAACTGCAACAGCAAATGTGAGTGAGTATAGAGTTGTAAAACTTAATATTACAAGTGGTGGTTCTGGTTATACTTCAGCACCAACAGTTACAATATCTGCTCCAGACGGAGTAACAGTTCCATTCTCACAAATTGAAGAAGATGATAACTATGGATATGTTATCAGTATATATAATTGGGAAGAACTGAATGGAGAATAGAAAATTGAATGATGAAGAAGATCCTATTGGTGAAGCATTAGATATACTTCCTCCAGTAAAACAAGAAAAAGAAGAGAAAAAAGAATTAGTAATAGAAGATGATACTTCTGTTTCTGATTTTGTTTCTGCTCGCCAAAACATCCACGATATGATTGATGCTTCAAAAGAAGCAATTGATTTATTAGCAGGATTTGCTGAAAGATCACAACAACCAAGAGCATTTGAAGTTCTAGGAAAACTTATAGAAACAAATGTTAAAGCAAATAAAGATTTGTTGGAACTACAAGAAAAAATAAGACAAATCAAAGAATTAGATATTACTCCTGAAGGTAAAGCAAAAACAATTAATAATAATTTATTTGTTGGAAGCACAGCAGAACTTCAAAAAGTACTAAAGAATATGAAGAATGAAGAATAGTGATATAGATGCTAAAGGTTATAAAGGTAATATTAATCTAAAGAGAATCAATCAAGAAATTGATTGGACTCCTGAACTCGTTCAAGAATATGTAAAATGCTCTGAAGACCCAGCATATTTTATTGAAACATATATGAAAATTATAAATGTTAATGAGGGTCTTGTAAACTTTAATTTATATGACTACCAAAAACAAATGATTCGTGGATTTCAGGATAATAGATTTAATATTATTACAACTGCTAGACAAGCAGGAAAATCTACAACCACCTGCGGTTTTATTCTTTGGTACATTATATTCCATTCAGAAAAAACGGTAGCACTTCTAGCAAACAAGGGTGATACTGCCAGAGAAATTCTTGGTAAAATTCAACTTGCTTATCAACATTTGCCCAAATGGTTACAACAAGGTGTAACTGAATGGAATAAAGGTTCGTTTGAATTAGAAAATAATTCAAGAGTTATTGCTGCTGCTACATCTTCAAGTGCTATTCGTGGTTATGCTATCAACTTACTATTTATTGATGAGGCAGCATTCATTGAAGGATGGGATGAATTCTTTACTTCTGTTTACCCTACTATTTCTTCAGGTGATGAAACTAAAATTGTTCTTGTTTCAACACCAAATGGTTTAAATCATTTCTATAGTATATGGGTAAATGCTGTTCAAAAAAGAAATCAATATAACTTTATGAAAATTATGTGGCAAGATGTTCCCAACCGTGATGGTAAATGGAAAGATGAAACTCTTGCTGCAATGAACTTTGATATTGAAAAGTTTCAGCAAGAATATGAGTGTGAATTTCTTGGTTCATCTGGAACACTGATTGCTGGTTGGAAATTAAAAGAACTTGTTCATATGAATCCTGTGTCTGACAAAGAGGGTCTTACACAATATAAACAAGCAGAAAAAGAACACGCATATATAACAGTATGTGATGTTTCTCGTGGTAAGGGACTGGATTATTCTGCTTTTCAGGTTATAGATGTAACATCTATGCCTTATCAACAAGTTTGTGTTTACAGAAACAATGCTATTTCACCAGTTGATTATGCTAGTATGATACACGGAGTAGCAAGAGGTTATAATGATTCTGCTGTTCTTGTAGAAATTAATGATATTGGTGAACAAGTTTCACATTCACTTCACTATGATTTGGGATATGATAATATTCTTTTTACTGAAAATGCTGGTAGAAGTGGTAAAAGAATTACAGGTGGATTTGGTAAAGGAGAAATAGACAAAGGTGTCAGAACAACTAAAATTGTAAAATCAGTTGGTTGTTCTATATTAAAATTATTAATTGAACAAAATCAATTAATAATAAATGATTTTAATACTATTAATGAACTTTCTACCTTTTCTAAAAAAGGTAAATCGTATGAAGCTGAACATAATAAACACGATGACTTGGTAATGTGTTTGGTTTTATTTGCTTGGTTATCAGATCAAGATTATTTTAAAGAATATACTGATATTAATACTCTTATGTCTTTAAGAGAAAAAACTGAAGAAGATATTGAGCAAGATTTAGCTCCTTTTGGATTTATTTTTGATGGGCGTGAAGATTTTTATGATGAATCTTTTGAAGAAATAAATCCAGATGCGTGGATGTTTAATGACTCGTTGAAAATCGACTTTTAATAAATACTAAAAAAATATCGTAATCAATCCACGTAAAGGAGAATAAAATGCCATTTCAGTTAAGCCCAGGTGTTAATATTACTGAAATTGATTTAACAACTGTAGTGCCTGCAGTAGCCACTACAGATGGTGCCATTGCTGGTGTCTTTCGTTGGGGTCCAATTAAAGACAGAGTTCTTATTGATTCAGAAAATCTTTTAGTTTCAAGATTTGGTAAGCCAACAAATTTTAATGCTGAAACATTTTTTACTGCTGCTAATTTCTTAGCATATGGTAATAGACTATATGTTTCTCGTGCAGCAGATGTAGATGGTGCTACTCCACAAGTAGATAGTGTTGTAGCAAATACTTCTGCTTCTGGTGGTGCTGTTTTCACTGCATCAAATACAACTGCTATTTCTGTTGGTATGTATGTAACACAGACAAGTAATTCTACAGTTATTAATGCTACTGGTAAATCAGTAAATGTTACTGCAGTAAACTCTTCTTCATTTACTCTTAGTAAAAATGCAGCTGCAAACGATACAATATCAGTTTATTTTGCAAACCCAGAAACAACTTATACATCTGTTGCTATTCAAACAGATTCTTCAAACGGTATTGTGTCAAACCTTGTAAATCAGATTGTTCTAAACGAACAAAGATATGACGATAAAGATGGTCAGTTTGATGCTGATGTTCTTTATGTAGCAAAGTATCCCGGTAAATTAGGTAATGATTTAAGAGTTTCTGTCTGCGATGCTTTTGATGGGTTTTCTTCAAACATTGCACTTTCTAACTCAACAGTAAATACTGCAGTTGATTTTAGAGTTGGTTCAAATACAGCAACAATCAAGTTTGAAGGAACTTCAAATGCTTCTGCAGCTGCAGTAGCTGGACAACTTTCCGTTGGAGATCAAATCCTTACTGGTAACTCATCTATTTCAAAGCAGTATCTACAGTTAAAATCTAAGACTGTAAATTCTACATATGTTAATACTTCTGCAATTTCTATTTCAGGTGTAGTTGTAAATAGTGCTCTTGACTTTATCACCATTTCTTCTAACCCATATACAAATGGTGATATTGTTGTTTATGCAAATGCTGCTGGTAATGCAGAAATTACTGGTCTAACTAGTGGTGATACATATCACGTTGTTCAAGCAAACACAGCAGGTGTTAAACTTTCAACTACACCTTTTGGTTCACCAGTAGATATTTCATATGTTGCTTCTAATACTTCTGGAACTTTAACTGGTAATACAAATACACTTGTTCTTGGATTTGAAGACCCATATAGACTAAGAAAAGATTTTGTTGACACCAAAGTTCAAAGATATTGGGAATTCTTTAATGTTATTGATACAGCACCAGGACAATCTGACTTTATGAGATTTAATGGTAATACTTCTGCAAATGATGAAATGCACGTTGTAGTTGTTGATGAAGATGGTGGTTTCACAGGAACTCCTGGTTCTATTCTAGAAACATTTAAGAATCTTTCTAGAGCATCTGATGCAGTTAATAATGATGGTGCTACAAATTATTATAAAGAAGTTATTAATGATGTTTCAAATTATATTTGGTGGACAAATGACAGAACAACAGCAGTTTCAAACACTGCTATTAGTCTTGAATCTGCTTCAAATACAACTCCTGGTTCTTATAACTTTACATTAGGTGAAGATGGTAAGAGTGAAGCACTTACTCCTGTTGCAACCTTAATGGAAGCATATGATGAATTTAGATCTTCAGAAGATGTTGATATTTCACTTATTATGCAAGGCAAACCAAGAGGTGGTACAACAGTATCTGGTGGTGAAACGATTGAAAACTTCCAACTAGCAAATTATATTATTGATAATATTTGCGAAATTAGAAAAGACTGTGTTGTTCTTATTTCTCCAGATAAAAGTAAAGTTCTAAATAACTATGGAAATGAAGCAGAGTCTCTTGTAAACTTTAGAAATGCTCTTCGTAGTTCATCATATGGTATTATGGATTCTGGTTATAAGTATATGTATGACCGTTACAACGACCTTTATCGTTATATTCCATTAAATGGTGATGTTGCTGGTCTTTGTGTAAGAACAGATCAAACAAGAGATCCTTGGTTCTCTCCAGCTGGATTTAATCGTGGCCAGATTAAAAATATTATTAAACTACCATTCAATCCAAGAAAAGCAGAAAGAGATTTAATATATCCAAATGGTGTTAATCCAGTAGTTGCTTTCCCTGGTCAAAGCACTATTCTATTTGGTGATAGAACTCTACTAAATAAACCAAGTGCTTTTGATAGAATCAACGTTCGTAGATTGTTTATTGTACTTGAAAAAGCAATTTCTGTTGTTGCTAAATTCTCACTCTTCGAATTTAACGATGCATTTACTAGATCACAATTTAAGAATCTAATTGTACCATACCTCAGAACTGTTCAAGGCCGTCGTGGTATTACAGATTTCTTAGTTGTGTGTGACGAAACAAACAACACTCCTGATGTTATTGATAGAAACGAATTTGTTGGAGACATTTATATCAAACCAGCTCGTTCTATCAACTTCATTCAGTTGAATTTCGTAGCAGTTGGAACTGGTGTACAATTCTCTGAAGTCGTCGGACGCTTCTAATATAAATACTAAATAGATACAAATACAGGAGTAAAAGATGCCTTTTAACATTAGTTCCTTTAAAGAAAACGGTCTGGTATATGGTGGTGCCAGACCATCCCTATTCTCTGTGACACTTAATGTGCCACAGGGAATTGGTATTGATAATGTTTCAGTAGACAAGTTTAGATTTATGTGTAGATCAGCTGAACTTCCACCATCAGCAGTAGCAGCAATTGACGTACCATATTTTGGAAGAAGAATTAAAATTGGTGGTGATAGAGCTTTTGGTGATTGGTCTGTTAATGTTATGAACGATGAAGACTTTGCTGTAAAAGCATTATTTGAAAAATGGTCAAATGCTATTAACAGAATGCAATCTAATGTTCGTGATCCAAATGTTTCTACCGAAGAATATAAACAAGACTTAATGTGCACCCAATATTCTAAAGATGGTATTAAAATTAGAGAATATAGAATTATTGGTGCGTTCCCAACAACAGTAGCTGGCATTGGATTAGACTGGGATGCTCAAAATACTGTTGAAACATTTGGTGTTACATTTGCATATGATTATTGGGTTCCAGAAATTGAAACTTCTGATAAGAAAGCTGGTGGTGTAAATGTTTACAGACCAGAATCAGAACTAGATGGTCCTTTAGGTCCAGAATAATATTTGAAATAACTTTATAAAAGGTAAACTATTTTATGGCAGAAAACCAATCTTTATTTGGATTTATTTTTAAACGCAAAGAGAAGGAAGAAAAGGTTCAATCCTTTGTTCCTAAAGGTGATGATACTGGTGCAACCACTATTTCTGCAGCATCTGGTGGTGCATATGGAACATATGTAGATTTAGATGGTACTGTTAGATCTGAAGCAGATCTAGTTACAAGATATCGTGATATGTCTCTTCATCCAGAATGTGATTCAGCAATTGATGAAGTTGTAAACGAATCTATTTCAATAGATGAAGAGACTATCGTTGATATTAATCTTGATGACTTACAAATTGATGATAAAATTAAAGATGTTATTAGACAAGAATTTTATGAATGTCTAAGAATTATAGAATTTAATAAGTATGCATATGATATATACAGAAGATGGTATGTAGATGGTAGATTATATTACCATGTTGTAGTTGATCCCGCAAATCCAAAAAATGGTATCAAAGAAATTAGATACATTGATCCTCGTAAAATGAGGAAAGTTCGTGAGATTACCAAAAAACCTATGACAAAACAAGGTGGTGATGGTGGTATCACAAAAGTTGTAAAAGAGTATTACATTTATAATGATAAAGGATTTAACTATGGTAACAAAACAGTTGGACCTACTACAACTGGTTTAAAAATATCAAAAGATGCTATTGTTCATACAGTATCTGGATTAACTGATACACAAGGAAAGATGGTTTTATCTCATTTACATAAAGCTATCAAAGCACTAAATCAGTTAAGAACATTAGAAGATGCTGTAGTTATCTATAGAATTTCAAGAGCACCTGAAAGAAGAATTTGGTATATTGATGTTGGTAATCTACCAAAGATGAAAGCAGAACAATATGTTCGTGAAATTATGGTTAAACATAAAAATAGATTAATATATGATGCTGCTTCTGGTGAAGTTAGAGATGATAGAAGATTTATGACTATGTTGGAAGATTATTGGCTTCCAAGAAGAGAAGGTGGTAGAGGAACTGAAGTTTCTACACTACCTCCAGGTCAAAATCTAGGGCAGATGGAAGATGTTTTATATTTTCAAAAGAGATTTTTACAGTCTCTAAACGTTCCATCTAATAGATTAAACAATGATACTCTTTTCTCTATGGGTAGAGCAACTGAAATTTCAAGAGACGAAGTTAAATTTAATAAGTTTATTGTTAGACTACGATCTAGATTTTCACATTTGTTTTATTCATTGCTCGAAAAACAACTTGTTCTAAAACAAGTTATGACAGTTGAAGAATGGGAACAAATTTCTTCTCTTATTAAATTTGATTTTTCTACTACAAGTTACTTCACTGAATTGAAAAAAGCAGAAATTGAACAAGCGAGACTTTCTCTTGCAAGAGATTTCCAAGATATGGCTGGTAAATACTATTCACACAACTGGGTTCGTAGGAATGTTCTACAACAAACTGATACTGATATTGGACAGATGGATGGTGAGATTGGTCAAGAAATTGAATCTCAAGATTCAAGATGGTTTAATCCAATTGTAGCACAAAATGAAGAACAGATGATGCAAATGCAACAACAACAAATGCAAGGAAGTGACCAACAAGAAGCTCCATCTGGTGGTGCTAGTGAACCAGAAGGTGGTGGAAGTAATGAAAATGCAGATAAATTAAGAAAAATACAACAAGCACAGCGTGATATTGATATGCTAGAAAAGAAAAAAGGAAATAGAACTCCTCAAGAAGAGACTAGATATAGATCTTTATTACAAGTTGTAGCTAAAAACAGAGGGTTCATGAAACAAATGGGGATAGCAGTATAATGGAAAATACCACATCAGCAGTAGATTTAATTAGAGCGGCAACAGAAGAAAAACCTGGAGATTTTGAAGCATCTTTTAATAGTATTATGCTTGATAAACTAAGAGATGCTGTCAGGGAAAGAAAAATTGAAGTTGCTAAAAATATGTATAACTATAAACCCATTGAAGAACCAGAAGATAACGAGGTAGAAGATGTCTAAGCACCTAAGAGATATTGTAGCAAGACTACCTGATACAACACCAAAAAATTACGATAGTCTATATGGCAAGAGAAAAGTTGAAAAGGTTACTCTTGGACAAAATGATGACTATTACATTGGTAGTGATGATAAAGGTGCTAAAAAATTCGTTGCTAAACACGAAGTAGAAGTTCACGATTATCCAGTTCAAAATGATGGTGATGTTCCATTCAAAGCAGTAAATATTAAACCAGTTCTCGCATCAGATGTTGCGAAACAACACGGATATCAAGGATATCCTGCTGGCGAGGACAGGAAAGTTTATGAAGAAGTAGAACAACTTGATGAAAAATCTGTAAGTGAAAATCAACAAAAACTAATGGCAATGGCTCTTATGTATAAAAGAGGCAAAATGAAAAATGCTTCTCATGCTGTTGTTAAGTTAGCAAAATCTATGACTGAAAAACAACTTGAAGATTTTGCGAAAACAAAACATAAAGGATTGCCTGAAAAGGTTGATAAAAAAAAAGAATAAATAATAGTAATATATACTACTATGATAAGAGTGATGCAGTTAGCACAGCAAGTCCAACTGTAAATACAACAGAACCATATCAAGGAATATTAAGGGTGTAAAATGATTTTAAAAGTATTAGGACCTGAAATATCTATAGGAACAGCAAACACGGTTGCTAATTCTAATTTAGTTAGAGTCATTAACACTGGTGCAGCCGCTGTTCTTAATGTAGGTAGTGTTGGGAATGTAACGGTAACTAACACAGAAGCAGTTATTGTAGAAAAAGAACCCACAGAAACTTTAACAGGAACTGGTATGGTAGCAGCTCCAATAGCTTTTAGGTACTAAGATGAAACTAATCAAAGAACTAACAGAAGAAGTAGAATATATCACAGAAGCAGATGAAGCTTCTGGTAAAAAGAATAATTACATTCGTGGTGTATTCTTAGTCGGCGAACAAAAAAATAAAAACGGCAGAATATATCCTATCTCTACTCTTGAAAAAGAAGCAGAAAGATATTGTAAAGAGATAGTAGAACAAAAAAGAGCATATGGTGAGCTTGGACATCCAAAAGGTCCACAAATTAATCTTGATAGAGTTTCACATATTATCACTGAGTTAAAAAGAGATGGTAACAACTATATTGGTAAAGCAAGACTAACAGAAACACCAATGGGTGAAATTGCTAAAGGTCTTTTAAATTCAGGTGCAAGTCTTGGTGTATCTTGTAGAGGTATGGGTAGAGTTGAACCCTGTAAAAAAACAGGTGTTATGGTTGTACAAGATGATTACAAAATTGCTACAGCTGCTGATATTGTCGCTGATCCTTCTGCTCCAGGAGCATTTGTTCAAGGTATTATGGAAAATGTAGAATGGATTTATGATCCAGTTAGTGACAGTTGGCTAGAAGAAAAATTGAATAATACTAAAAAATCAATTCGTAGTATGTCAATGTCACAAATTGAAGAGAGTAAACTATCAATCTTTGAAGATTATATTTCCTCTTTATCATTAAAAAGATAAATTTTATAAATAGATATAAATGCTCAAAGGAGAAACAAATATGTCTCAAGAAGAAATCTTATATGAAAAGTATGAAATGGATTCCCCAGATTCTGGTAACGAAACCATTGCTGCTAAATCTATTAAAGCAAAAGGTCAAGTTACAGACACTCAAATGGCAGATTCCAAATCATCAATGATGAATGGTATGATGTCAGCAATGGCAGCTATGCCAAAAGAACAAGTTGCAAATATGTTTGATCAGGTTATGGCTCAGTTTGGTCACTGGGCAGATAACATTCCTGATGATGCAGCTGCTAAAAATGCATCTACTATTGCAGCCAAACCATCTGCAGCATCTGGTTCTATGAAAGAAGATGTTGCCGAAATGTTCGCTGGCGAAGAATTATCAGAAGAATTTAAAGAAAAAGCTACTGTTCTTTTTGAAGCTGCTGTAAACGCTAAAGTTACAACTGTAACTCAAGAGCTAGAAGAGCAGTTTGAAGAAGCACTAAACGAAGAATTTTCATACTTCACTGAAGAAGTCACTGATAAGTTAGATAACTACTTAAACTATGTTGTAGAAAACTGGATGGCAGAAAATGAAGTTGCCATTGAATCTACATTGAAGAATGAAGTAAATGAAGAATTTATTCAAGGTCTAAAAGGACTATTTGAACAAAATTATATTGAAATGCCAGAGGACAAAGTTGACATTGTAGAAGAACTAGCTGAAAAAGTTGAACACCTCGAAAACAGACTCAATGATTCTATTAATGAAAACTCAGAATTGAAGAATGTTCTTTCTGAATCTGTAAAAAAACAGGTAATTGACGATGTTTCATCAGATTTAACTCTAATGCAACAAGATAAATTTTTATCATTCGCTGAGGGAATTGAATTTGATGGTGATGTTGATGAGTATGGTAAAAAATTAGAAATCATTAAAGAAAATTATTTCGGTACTCAGAAACAACAAGTTTCTTCTAATCTTGAAGAAGAAGTTTTTGAAGAAGAAACAGAGTTAAATGAATCTTATGTTCATCCATCAATGCAGAAATACGTTAATGCATTACAAAGAACAGTCAAAAATTAATATATTATAAATAGTCTAAAATACATCTTATAGAAAGGAATAACAATGTATTTATCCGAGGATATTCAAAATAAGTGGGCTCCAGTCCTAGACTGCGACTCAGTTGGTGCGATTAAAGATACTCATCGTCGTTCTGTTACTGCTCTAGTTCTAGAAAATACTGAAAAAGCACTAAGAGAAGATGCAGCACACGGTAGTTATCAAACTCTAACAGAAGCTAACCCAGCTGCTACAAACATTATGGGTGCTTCTTCTTCAACAGCAGCAGACGGTGCTGTTGATATCTTTGATCCAGTTCTTATTTCACTTGTTCGTCGTTCAATGCCAAACCTAGTTGCATACGACATTTGTGGTGTCCAGCCAATGACTGGTCCAACTGGTCTTATTTTTGCAATGCGTTCACGCTATGCTAACCAAGCTGGTGATGAAACCTTCTTCAACGAAGTTAATACTGCATTTTCTTCTGTTGTTTCTGGTGCTAATACTTTTGGCCAGCAGCATGTAGAAAACTCAGGTATTCCTGGTGCTTCTAACACTTCTCCGCTAACTGCTGTTAATACATACAACACTGGTTCTGGTATGTCAACAGCACAAGCTGAAACTCTTGGTACTGATGGTAATACAGCATTCCCAGAAATGGCTTTCTCTATTGAGAAGTTAACTGTTACTGCTAAAACCCGTGCTTTAAAAGCAGAATACTCTATGGAACTAGCACAAGACCTAAAGGCAATCCACGGTCTTGATGCTGAAACTGAACTCAGCAACATTCTTTCTTCTGAAATTCTTGCTGAAATCAACCGTGAAGTTATTCGTACAATCAACATCACTGCTGAAACTGGTGCTGACCTAAACACTACTACTTCTGGTGTTTTTGATCTAGACACAGATTCAAACGGTCGTTGGTCAGTTGAAAAATTCAAGGGTCTTATGTTCCAACTCGAAAGAGAAGCGAACAGAATCGCAAGAGAGACTCGTAGAGGGAAAGGCAACATGGTGCTTTGTTCATCAGATGTTGCTTCAGCTCTACAAATGGCCGGTGTTCTTGACTATGCACCAGCACTAAATTCAAATAACCTAGAAGTTGATGACACAGGCAACACTTTTGCTGGTGTTCTTAATGGTCGTCTAAAAGTTTACATCGATCCATATGCTGTCGGTGGTAACTATATGACGGTTGGTTATAAGGGTTCATCAGCATTTGATGCTGGTCTGTTCTACTGTCCATATGTTCCTCTACAGATGGTCAGAGCAGTTGATCCTCTCTCCTTCCAGCCAAAGGTAGGGTTCAAAACTCGTTACGGTATGATTGCAAACCCATTCGCAAAAGGTCTAACACCATTTACTGATGATGGTCTTGCAATTAACTCTAACAAGTACTACAGAAAAGTTATTGTTAATAACCTAATGTAATACTGCTTGGGGAAGAGAAATCTTCCCCTATTTTATTCCCAATAAAAAAAATAATAAATAACACGGGAATACACTAAGGGAGTTTTATACTCCCTTTTTTTATATCATAAATATACCATAAGGAGAATGGTATGTCAGCAGTAGATAATACACCAGAAAATAAAAACTTTTTATCCCCTCTTAATTTTAGATTTCAAATTAAGAAGGCACCCCATGTTAATTTCTTTGTTCAATCTGTAAATATACCCGCCATTTCTCTTCCACAAGTAGACACTCCCAATCCATTTGTAAGAATTCCACAAACTGGTGATCATATATCATTTGAACCTTTACAAATAAGTTTTAAGGTCGATGAAGACTTACAAAATTACCTAGAGATACACAATTGGATATTGGGTTTAGGTTTTCCAGAATCATACGACCAATATAAAGAATTATCAGATGTCCCTAGAATAACAGGCGAAGGTCTGTTGTCTGACATTACTGTATTAGTTTTATCCAGTACAAAAATAGCAAACTATGAAGTAACTTTTGTAGATGCACATCCCGTAGCTTTAACAGAATTAAATTTTAATTCAACAGACAGTTCTGTAAACTATATAAGTAGTAGTGCAACTTTCAAATATACCCATTATAAAATTCAAAATATATAAGGATTGTTATGAACATTGATGAGATTATGTCTGAGTGGAAAACTGACTCAGAAATAGATGTGACTGAGCTTGCCGATGAGTCTATAAAGATAGCAAAATTACATCAAAAATACTATGAATATTTGATAAAGGAAAAGTTATTATTTAAAAAAAATGAATCAGATCTTAAACTATTAAGGTTAGAAAAATACGAATTTTATACACAAGGACACAATGAAGAGACATTGAAAAAAGGATGGGAGCTTCCATCCAAAGGTATGGTTATAAAATCTGAAATACCTATGTATCTTGAAGGCGATAAAGATATTATCAATCTAAATCTAAAGATAAGTTATCAACAAGAGAAAATAGACCTTCTACAATCCATTATAAAATCTCTGAATAACAGAGGATACAATATCAAATCTGCTATTGATTGGATCAAATTTACATCAGGTGCATAATGGAAATTATAAAATTAGAAAAAGTGAACGAGGTTTACAATAAAGTTATATGTGAACCTGGTGTAGGGTATGAAATAAAAGATTACTTTACTTTTAAAGTTCCAAACTATCAATTTATGCCTGCTTATAAAAATAAACTTTGGGATGGAAATATTTATCTTTTTAATCCAATGAACTGTTTATTATATGGCGGATTAACAGAACAATTAGAAATATTTTGCAAAAGTAGAGATTATAAATTAGAATTATTATCTGATTTTAGTTCTGATAATATGTCTGTAAAAGAGACTCTTGATTTTGTTAAAAGTTTAAATTTACCATTTCAACCAAGAGAATATCAATTAGATGCATTTGTAAGATGTGTAAGATCTAGAAGAAAAATGTTATTATCTCCGACAGGAAGTGGAAAAAGTTTGATTATTTATTTACTCTCAAGATTTTATAACTTGAGAACATTAATAATTGTCCCTACTACTTCTCTTATTCATCAAATGGCATCAGATTTTCTTAGTTATGGTTACAGCGATCCAGACAATATTCACAAAATCTACCAAGGCCAAGATAAAAATATGAAATCACAGTTTGTGATTTCAACTTGGCAATCAATCTTCAAACAATCAAAAGACTGGTTCAACCAATTCGATGTCGTAATTGGTGACGAAGCACATTTGTTTAAATCCAAATCTCTTACTTCTATAATGACAAAGTTAGAAACCTGTAAGTATAGATTTGGATTCACCGGAACCCTTGACGGATCTGAAACACATCAACTTGTGCTAGAAGGATTGTTTGGACCTGTAAAGAAAATAATCACAACATCAGAGCTTATAGAACAAAAACACTTATCAAATTTTATGATTAAATGTATCTCTTTACAATATCCTGACGATATTAAAAAAGAATGTTCTAAGTATTCGTTTCAACAAGAAATGGATTTTCTTGTATCCAATCAAGAAAGAAACAAGTTTATTACTAATTTATCTTTATCATTAAAAGGTAATACTTTATTATTATTTCAGTATGTTGACAAACATGGAAAAGTGTTGTATGATATGATTTCTAATGAACATAGTGATAAAGATATTTATTTTGTTCATGGGGGTATTGATGGTAATGAAAGAGAAAAGATTCGTAATATAGTTGAAAAGAATAATAATTCTATTATTCTTGCTTTTGGTGATATAAAAATATCTTGTCTTCCATATGAAAAAATACCTTTGACAAATGGAACTTTTAAAATAGCAAAAGAAATAACAGTAGACGATGATATTAATGACAGTTGGATACTAAATAGAAAATAAAGTATTCAACAGGAGTTAATATGAAATACTATACAATATATAAAATAACAAACAACATAAATGGAAAATATTATATAGGAAAACATATAACAGAAAATTTGAATGATAGTTATATGGGATCTGGAAAATTAATAAAAAAAGCAATAGAGAAATATGGTATAGAAAATTTTACAAAAACAATTTTATATTGTTGTAATAATGAAAAAGAAATGAATTTAATGGAAAATTCATTAATAAATCTAGAAGATAATAATATTTACAATTTACAACCTGGTGGTATTGGCGGATTCTCATATATCAATGAAAATAATTTAGCAAATACTGAAAATTTAAAAAATAAAAAATCAATTAAAATGAAAGAATATTGGACTGAAGAAAGAAAAAATAAAAAATCATTAGATATGCTTGAATATTATAATATTAATGGGACAGAAAAAGTTATTAATGCTCTTAAAAAGAGATATTCAGATAAAGAATTTAAAAACAGATTTGACATTAAAATGAACGATGTTAATAAAAATACTGAAAAAAGAAAGAAGGCAGGACAAACTATAAAGGAAAAATGGAATAATGATGAAGACTTTAAAGAAAAGATGAAGAATAGAAAAAGAGGATCTAACAGCAATACTATGAAAGAAAAATGGAAAGATCCTGAGTTTAGAAAAATGATGTTAGATAAAAGAAAGAAGAAATAAATTGAAACCATCAAACATAACTAGAAAGGAGGGCGTAGGGTGTATTATAGTAGCATCTTACGGAACCTTTTTCTACTGGAATTAATATTAAGAATTTACATAATATTATATTTTCTAGTCCATCTAAGTCTAAAGTAAGAAATCTACAATCTATTGGTAGAGGACTAAGGTTATCTGATAACAAAGAACAAGCTGTTCTATATGATATATCTGATGATCTATCTTGGAAACAGCGTAAGAACTTTACTTTGTTACATTATATTGAAAGAGTTAAGATATACAATGAAGAACAATTTGAATACAAAACATATAAAATCAATATTAATACTTAGACTTTCAAAGACACAGTCTTATTATACACACGGTTTAAATCTTGTCAAGGGAAAAATGCAATGAGAAAGAAAAATTATATAAACAATAAAGAACTGTATTCGGAAATGGTTAAATATCATTCTGCATATAAAATTAACAAAGAAGTAGAAATATCTAACTATATAGGTAAAGCAATACTTCTTATATGTAACAATCTTTCAAGAAAACCTAATTTTTGTGGATATACATATAAAGAGGATATGATTTCTGATGCAGTGTGTGACTGTGTTGCATCTGTAAAATCATTTAATGTTGAAAAATCAAATAATCCATTTGCATATTTTACACAAACTGCTTGGAATGCTTTTTTAAGAAGAATTGAAAAAGAAAGTAAACAAACTGTATTGAAACATAAAAACTTAATAAATATGTATGTAATGCCAGAAACAGTTGTTGAAAATGATAAATCAAGTGTAAAATCAAATGAATTTTCCGACGAAATAATAAAAAATTATGAAGATAGATTGACAGAGAGAAAAAACCGTGCTAAATTAAATAGCCTAAGTAAGAAAGGTGTGTTAGATGAAAAGAGATCACTTAGTGCCCGTGGCAGTTAAAGATATTGGAGATAAAGTAGTTTCAAAGATTGTAAAACAAAGCGATAGACTCTATCACATCCAAAGACTAGAAGAAATTAGAGATTATTGTAATACCGTTATTAAAAAATTTGAGAGAAAATGAAAGTAGCAATAATATCAGATACACATTGGGGAGTTAGAAATGACTCTCCAATTTTCTATGAATATAATAAACTGTTTTTAGACAATCAGTTTTTTCCATATTTAGAAGACAATAATATCAACCAAGTTATTCATCTTGGTGATTTGGTTGATAGAAGAAAGTATATCAATTTCTATACTCTTAAAAGATTAAGAGAAGATTTTCTTGATAAAATGTGTGATAAAAATATCACTA